GTACGAAGCTGATCAGCAAGATCTCCCATGATGTCTGGCTTACCGCCCTTGAATAAGTCTTTGTCCACATCAATGGCACGAACCCAGCCCTGCTCATCTGGATTATGATCTGACTTGCGAGCAGCGTGTCGGGTATCACCGATCCAACCATCCGATGTGCGGTCACGATCTGGGAACGAGTCATCGAACTGTTCGCGTAGCTGTATCGCTGCCTTACTTAGTTGAGGTTTCATCGGTCAAACTCGATGTGGATTGTTCCGCCTGTTGGCGGTCGTATTCTGCCTTTGGCATTGAAGTAAATTCGTTGTTGCCTCGGTCAATTACAATGTGTTCTGTAATAGTTCCAAAACTTTCTACTTCTACAATTGTTGTATTTTCCATTTTATAACTCCGCACTAAATCCGATGTAGGCTGCCGTTGAATTGTTTGCGATTAGCATTGTTGCTTGCCCAGCACTTGTGAAAATACCTGAAACATTGAAATTTAATGTAACTGTATTGACACCGCTTTGACCAATTGTAAAAGTAGTTGGTGTACCGATTGCGCCGTGAGTGGTGCTTGTTGCACCAACATTTGAATACTCTAAACTTGCCGCCTGAGTTCTCATTTGTACTGGTAGATTTACAATAAATCTTGCATCTACGCTGCTAATTACTTGTCCAATCGCAAAACTTCCATAAGCGGTACCTGGTGTGTCGCGGTAGTAGTACCTTTGGCAGGCGCTAAGTTCTCCTTGGATTGTTGCACCTGCTCTAACAAAATCAGTAGCAGATGAACCTTCTTCAAGTTTGATACCTGTAATTTCAACATAGTCTGCTGCCCCAGCAGTGCCAGTCGGATTGTATAAGGCTTGAAAACCAAGTTGTGTCATTGTTGTAGCAAGTGTCACTGTACCTGTGTACCGAACAAATGTGCTTGTATTCATTGAAGCACTTGTTGCAATGACTTGCAATACTGTAGTTTCACTAGTAAACCCAGCGTATTGTGATTGGTCTGTTCCTGTTCCAGTTTTTAAGGCTAAAGTAAAATCGCCACCTGAATAGTTTGCACCTTTGCGAGCATAATAGGAAAGCGTAACTGTTTGACCTGCATAGATGATTGAACTGTTTGTCTCAAAATCCGAATAAAGTTGTAAGTTTGCAGTGCTTGTATTTCCGTTATCGCGTTGAATACGCATGCAGTATTGAGTGCCTGGAGCTGATGTCGCTGAGTTTTGGCGTGAATAAGTTGCACCTGCTGCATCACCACCGCGAAACTTCCACCATCTATCGGCAGTGAATGTTTTACCTGTTGCAGTAAAAGAAGTACCGCGTTGCCAAATGTCAAAACCACCATTTATTACAATGTTTGGATTTATGCCTGATGCACCAGCAGAAGGCGTACTCCATGTGAAGTCCATGTCTGTGTTAGTTGCCTTAGCAAGGACTTGACCAGTAGTGCCACCCTTTAGATCGACAAGAGAAGCATCGATGGAGTCGCCCAATGTCTCAATGGCTACTGCGCCATCCTTGACTAGGTCAGTACTGGTTGGTACTGCCCAACCAAAATTAGGGGTTGTTGTTGCCATTAGGTTAGAGCTCCGATCGCTTTAGTCCACTGTAGTGTACCATTTACGCCACTCCAGATGGTGTTAGTTGGAAGTACTGTTGCCCATGTCGGGGCTATAAGTGAGAAGTCTGTAGGTGAGACATAGATAGTCGCATCAACAAAGGTTGGCGTTGCTCTCATAGAGATGCCCTCTACAAAGCCTGAGAAGTACCCCTCGAACATGTTAAAGGGTAGGTTAGTAATAACTACTGGCTCGCCAAAGAAAAGGTTGATTAGGTCATCTCTAAGGGCGTTAGGCATAAGAGGATTGTCAAGTCTAAAAGTAATCTGATCCAGCTGTGTTCTAGGCACTGAGCGCAAGGCTAGATCGCGCTCGATAATGTCCTCAATGTCTGCCAGAAAGCGAATGTTAGAATCGAATGTCCTTTGGTAGCGACCATAGGTAGTGATAGATGCATCGTCTGTGGCTGAGTATGTGCTGCCGTAGTCATTGCCATAGCGCACGATCTCACTGTTACGAATCTTGCCAATCTGTAAAATCGACTTCACACTTGCAGGGGAAGCGTAGTTGCCATCTAACTGGGTTGAGCCGTTAGCTGCTAAGTAGTTGCTTCTATGATCCGCATCTGCATAGGCGATGCGACCCTGCTTGTCCTCGTAGAGCGTTCCGAGTGCGCTGTCTGCTATCTGCTGGACTAAGGTCTGAGTGTTGCGATCTGCTGCACTGAGGTTATCCATTTCGTAAAGCCCAGCATCAATCTCGCCCAAGCCCACATTCTCAGCATTAGCCCATGTAGTAGTCGGATCGTAATCTTGCCATTCAAGGGCAGGTGCTACTTCAATCCACTCATTAACTAAAAGCTCTGAAAGAATGATGCGAATCTGTTCGCCATCAAGATCGTGAGCTACAGAATCTGTGTAGATGGCTTTAGGTAGTTTAGCCAAAGCACCGACTGCAAGTATTGTGCCAAGAGTTACATACCCTGATTCTTCTGGACTTCTGACTGAGGTTGAAAAGTCTGAAACTGTGCCACCGAATACAGGCACATAAGTGCCACCGCTATCTTTAAGTTCTAAGGTTAGGGAATCTGTAACATCGATGTCAAAGAGAGCATTAGTCGAGTTGATGATGTCCATGCGGGCATAACCTGCTTGACATTGGCGATCGATATCAATGCGCCCTGTAGTTACATTAACGCCAGTTACATTTGTATAGACATTAGTCCCAACAGTGATGCGCCATTCTGGAAACCATGTCATACGGCTAGAAGTCCTGTAGAGCTAGTGCCTCGCTGATATGACTGACGGACAACATCTTCCACGGCTCTAGCAATAGCCTCTGGATCACCGATGCCAGCCTGAATTGTGATGTTGTAAGAATTAGCTGCTTGAGCTGCATAGCGTGATCCGCTTACCGCACCTGATACACCTGCACCACCTGCGAGACCTTGCAGTAGGGATGAACGAGCGATGCTTTCTAGGTCGATTGATGAAGCCATTGAACTTGCAGCCGATGCATTTTCCATATCTAACAAATCTGCAAAAGCATTAGCGCGAGCTGCTGCTGCTTCTGCGTATTCTAGAATAGCCCCAATAGATCCACCTGCTGTGGAGATAGGAGCAATGTAATCGCCCTTTGGAATGCCAGAGCCTAGAGCTGCGCTTGTTGGTAATGTTGCTTTGGCTTGAGTATTGGCTTGGGCGAGAAGTCTAAGCATCTCTTGGATACTAGCCAAAGCCTTGTCTAAGTTGCTTTGATTGATTAAATCAACAGGCTTTAGACTTTCAAGGATTGACTTGATGTCTGCAAGTTTTACATTCTGAGCAGTCAAAGCACTAAATATTTTTAGATCTTCATTAAGTCTTTTGGTTGCAGCAGTAATGGCTGCTTCATCCTTAGAAGCAATAGCATCTTCTAGATTAGAGATTGACTGCTTGATGTTTAAGCGAGCAGTATCGTTGGCAATCTGTAGAAGTTGTGCTTGATTGCTTGCCTTGCCTAATTGCTCGGCTTGGTTAGTAAGAGCTGCTGCAACTTGGATTTTATCCATGTCGAAGATTTCTTCGCCCTTGCTGAGAGCAAGGTTAGCCTTATCGATAGCCAGTTTTAATCTTGCTGCTTTTAATGCCTTTATTTCTTCTGCGGTAAGTTTCTTCTTAGCCCCTAAAGTTTTTACGACATATGCAGCTTGAAGTCTGGCTAAATCTGCTAGACCTTGAGCATTGACACCGCTTTGTCCAGCAAGAGAAGCCTGACCCGCAGCGCGTAGCATTTCTAAATAAGTGCCTAGAATTGGAATCATTCCAACATTCAATCCAGAAACCCCGGGCAATGACTTTAACTTTTCTGTAAGTACACCGATTCCACGAATAACATCGGCAATGTAGATCGCAGTATTCTGCATCGCACTTGCCAAGTTATCGACTGAATCTTGATCTCCTAATCCTTTAAGAGCATCGATCAGACTTGTACCAATAATCTCGGAAGCGTTAGCAGCAGCAACGCCTAACTTATCGATTGAGCCTTGAAAAGTGTTAGCAGATTGTGTTGCTGCTCCCTTAAATGTTCCCTCAAGCTGAGAAATAATATCTTCGAACTTGCCAGCCTTAAGATCTGCCTTAGATATGCCTACACCTAATCGAGATAATGCTGCATTGTTTCCCAGGTATGCACGACTTAACGCTCCTGTAACCGATGCTAAATCTTTACCTGTTGCAGCACTTATGTCTAGGGAAAGATTGAGAAGTCTTTGTGCTTCGTTAGTGTTCTGTGTGGCTACCGCTAATGTCTGATAAGCAGGGCGCAACTTGTCATCAAGGATGCCGAACTCACTTTGTAATCTTTGGATGTACTCCTCAGAAGATGCGGCATCTCGACCAAGTCCAACATTCTTAAGAGCTAGGGCTAATTGCTTTTGTGCTTTCTCATCTTCTGCTGCTGCTTTAACGGCAGCCTTACCAAAGGCAAGAATCTGGGTGGTACCAAAAGCCAGACCAAAAGCACCTGCTAGTTTCTTAACATTCTTAGTGAGTTTATCTGTAGCACTGTCTGCTTGCTTAAAGGCTTTATTGCCTACGAACTCCGCAGCAATATCAATCATTACATTAGCCATGATTTACACCTTTGCTCTCGCGTTTAGTTTGTCAGCTGCGCCTTTAATTGCTGCTAATACTGCTTCTCTCGCCTTGCCATTGTTTTCTTCATAAGCACGAAACAAGGCGCGACCTTCCATCTTCTGATCGCCTTTCATCTGTGAGCTGTACTTACCCTGCTGATTCTGTACGAATCGGCTTTGTGGAGTCTTTCGCCCCATAGTCTCATAGATCGCTCCAGCAGCACTCTTGTTGAATACGCGAGCAAGAGATCTAAAGCCTCTACGATTAGGCTTGGATGGTGTGGTCTTATAACCAATGCCAGACTTTACAATTCGAGCGTTATAAACAGGAAAGCGCGCATCTGAACCTTCACGCGCTAACCATCCGCTTAGCACTTGACCATCATCTGGCAGATACCCTTTAGCAGCCTTTGTAATAGGCTTTAGAGCTGCTGCAACCTCTTTGGGTAAAGCCTTAGCAAGATCAGGACTAAAAGCGCGTAGAGACTTTCTAAGAGCGATTCCGCCCTTTACGCTTGCTGGCATCGCTCACCTCTTTCGTTTCATCCTTGAGCCCTTGCACTAATGCATCGAGCATGGTCTTATCTAGATCTAATAACTGCTGTGGCGCGATTCCCAATCTAATGCTTAGCCTAGCGATTAGATAGGTGAACGGAAGATCGCGCTTTAAGCTAAAGGGTCAGAGTCTAATACCTCAACACTCTTAAGTGTCTCGATAAACTCAATCCCGAAAGGCTTAACAGTTTCACCTGACCTGCGTGTTACTTCCCATGCTAACCAATAGACATCGCTCTGTTTTTCTTCATCGCGGAACGCCTTATGGAAGCCCTTTTTAGCGTACTGCTCGAATGAGTACTCCACTGCTGGAGTGATCTCGCCTTCTAGTACGCTTCCATCTGTACGAACTATCTTTAGTTTTGCCATGAGTTTGCCCCTTTATAGTTTGTTTAGAATGTGCCTGTTGTGGCGACTGCAACTGTTGAGTTAGCAGTAAATGTGATCGACTGTGTGGACATATCGCCAACAGCACCATT